GCCTGTGTGCAGGTCGTTGACTGTAGGGTGATGACATCATTTTCAGCCCAATTGTCAGTAGAAGCTTCTGTTGTTATAAACTTATCAGATTCATCAAAGTCCACTACTAAACGATAGTTACTTCGTGTTGTATTATGAAGAACAAATCTTCCCCATTTATTAGCACCAGTTAAAAGAGTCTTCAGGCAGTTCAAATTGGTTTCACCATCAAAAGGCACATTGGTAGTGGATAAATTACCTCCTCCACCACCATCAGCAGCTATATCTGCATCAAAGGGGCTTGTAGCACCATGATTCACATTGAACACAACACCTTGCTTCGGTGTAAAATCCCAAGCCAAAAGTCTTAAACTAGATGTCCCAAAGTCCTGACCTATTTTGGTCTTATCTACATAGTCAGTATCAGATTCCTTCCTGTAGCCAGTATGAGGGTCGGCAGCAGCAACATGGTCATAAGCCCACTCACTTGTAGGCGCTTTGGTTGCCAAGTCTTCAGTTGGTGAACCCTCCAAACTCGGCACTATAGAGATTAGGGAATCATCAAAGGCTGTCCTTGCTATAATTTGAATACTTCCAACTGTTTCGCTATCTACAAGAACCGTGCCGAGTTCTTGCCTTATATTCGGGTAAGCTGGTGGAGTATCAGTAGGCATTCCCGCCGTAGCTGCGGAGACGTATAATATATCCCCTGATGTAAAGGCGAGAGTATTAACATCTTCAAGTAAGCCAACTTGCATAATTCTGCCATAAGCACCATTGGCTATGGATTCCAACGTAACGCCGATTGCTGGCATAGTATCTGGGGAGTCAGCTTTAGCAAGGGCTATCGTAGGCACTGTTCCTGTGCTTCCTGAAGCATAAACGGCTCTAGGTGCAGCAATAGTATCTCCACTATCATTATAGGCTGTGAATACAGCATCCTTTACGAACTTACGAACCATGCCCCCGCTGTCTTTGTAAGCAAGAATAGAAAATCCATTCTCATCAAGTGCATGTAAGCGTAGGTTATTAGCGGCTGGCGCATCAGGCTCGGCTGCTTCTGTAATATCTACATACGCAGTTACGGGAACAGAGCCGTCAGCCATGACAGCACCAGCAGCAGCTACATTGGTTGCGTCTGTTACATTTGCACCAGCCTCTATGCCATCTAACTTGCCCTTATCAGCCTTCGGCATTAACCCATGCAGGGCATCGGTAGCATCTAGGTCGGCGGTATCATCAGGGGTAGTAAGGTCGTCCAGCTTAGTAGCCGTGATTAACGTATTGATGTCAGAATCCTCTAGACTTAAATCCTGCTTGACTTCAGTATAGCTCCGCCCTTCGATAGTGTCTGCATCGGTAAACTTGGCGAAATCGTTGTCCACTGGTGTGCCAGAGGTATCAACGCCTCCACCTCCTCCAGCAGACAACTCAGCCAGTGTCTTCGCACCAGTGACGGCATCTTCAAGGGTCATATTACCGTCACCGTCTTTCGTTATGTGCGTAGAGGTATTGCCTACCTCCAGCTTAGTTACTAACGCTGGCTCGCCATCTATAGTTTCTTTAGAATCGCCAGTGTCTTTCCACTGCGAATGTGGGTAAATCTTACCCATGTAACCTCCTAGCTGCGTACGAATGGGGTTGGTTTTGCTTCAAATGGTAGAGTTACACCAGCCTTTTCCAAGCTGTCCAACCTCTTTTCCATCTCTGCCTCATGCTGTGCAAGGGTTTTAGCTACCTCTATCCTCTTTTGTTTAAGGTTCTCGGTGGCTTCCTCAAGAGACATGCGCTTGACTATCTCCCTCTCGTTGCCTTCAATCTGAGAATCTATGCCCCTCAAGTTCTGGGCGACACTCTCTATCACCCCTCGCAAAGCCGTGGCATCATTGATGTCTTTAAGCATTTTATCATAATTCATTTTCATTCTCCTTATCCGTGTTTCAACCACGTGACATTTAGCGTTTGGGTAGTTGAGCCCTTTAGCACAAACCCGCTATTCTTCACAAAGTTTAGCTGGTCAACATAACTTGTAGCTGCCTCTTTGTAACTATAGTTCACATTCTTGTAGACGGGTATAATCTCATTGACATCTACAGTAGCAGATAGAGCACCAGTCGGGCAGAATCTTATCCAGTAACACTTCTGGTATAGAGGTACATTGTGTGTTCCCAAAGTTGTCCTAACCCAATCCGTAGGCAGTGTCCATGTATAGACACCATCTTGTGCCAGAGTCCCAGTGCTGTCAGTTCCGTCTGAATCATCCGATACATCAGTCCATGCCAAGGTTGCAGCCAACCCCACTGCGGTTGAAGAATATTCAACATCTAAATCTACGTGATTGGCATTGACGTTAGAGCCCATGTCGATTTGAATGCCTAGCACTGGCTCAACAAACCCCAAGTAGAGGTAGTCGCCCGTAGCCATAGCGTCCAACTTGACATGGGTTTCAGAATCCCTATCGGTTGCCTCTGTCTTGTAGCTTGTATATGTGCCAGCGGAAGTGTCGTAGTAGAGTACGTTCACTAAAGCAGGAGACAAGGCTCGCCTCCATGCTGACGCACTATACATGATTACTCCATCAAACCCCTTCTTAAATGCGAGGTAGCTTGCTGTCGTGGTAAGGGATGCCTGCTCGCCTTCCTCGGCACTTAAAGGTTTGTCCCATGTTTGCGTTGCCATCTTTTTGTCCTCCTTATATTTGGTTGGGGGGTTTAAGGCTTACCCCCCGAACCATTTGCTTACAGTCCTAAGTCGGCTGCGTTAAATTCAGCCCAAACGCTAGTCGTGTAGCCAGTAAGTGCTGTACCACCACCAGCTATGAAGATAAGAGAAGCATTGCCGACCAGCAAAGGCATAGCAGAAAAGGTCTTAATGTCTAGTACCCAATCATGGGCAGCAGTCGCTCCAATAGCATCTGCGAATGGCTGAGTCCATCGGGCAAACTCTACAGGGTTAACACCAGTTGTAGAAACATCACCAGTGTAGGTGATTTGTATGGTGCATCCCCCAGAATCAGCAGCTTTATCAGACCTCATGTTTCCTCTATTAGTGCCAGCAGCTACAAGGGTAGAAGTACCAGCGCCAACATCGTTGCTACAGGCAATCCAAGCAGCTTCGTTGATAACACCAGCAGCAGTCTCAAAGTGGCATCCTAGCATCAGTGGCAGTATGGCTTTTCCTGACGGAACTCTAATAACCTGTGAAGGTCGAGTATACAGGATAGCCGTGTTGGTGAAAGTTACAGGAGTAGTAGTATTACCACGATTGTAGAAATATACCCTACCCTCTCGCTTCCACTTTTCCACAAGAGACCCCACCGAAAGATCACCGAAGCAATCTACGACCAGACTGGTCGCATCGCCATCGCCTATGACTGGTGAGGCATTTTTTCTAACTATAGCATCCATTTGGAATCCTCCTTTTTTATTATTTATTCGTCACACCACAATCTGACACGTTTCAGGGTAGCTACATGAGCAGCATCCGAGTTGTTCCTAATACCAAAGTACGGAACAAGCGGGACTGTGGTAGTCGTTGCAAGAGCCTTGTACCCACACTCAGTTCCATTCCAGTAATACCTTGCGTTGCCAGCAGTGTCTATTGCAACTCTTACTGTAATATCAGTAGCAGCAACGGGTACATGGGATGAAGATAGCTGAGTAAAAGCCTCAGTGCCATCTAGGGTGTTTACTATATTAAAGTAGGCAAGGGTTTGGTTCGTATCAAATAGGAAACCAGCACCATCAGTACATTTATCTGCCAAAGTAGCCGTTGTCAGACTGAATGGCAGATAGGAACTTGCCTCTGAAACCGCATCAGTGAATCCCGCATAGATGGCTACCGTTGTGATAACATCTATTTGGAATGTCATTTCGACCATTGGGTTTCTTGCGGGATACCACCAGATACCCCCTTGTGATTGACTGCACGTCTTGGTGTCAGTAGCAGCAGTCGTAAGGGTTATTCCCCCATCAGCTAGTGCTATTGAACTGGTAGTGTCCAAGTACGGCGTGTATTTATTTGTGTCGTCTAGGGCTAGTTCCATGAAATCGTAGGTGACGCATTTCTGCTTAGGGGCAAAATACCCCTTGACATTTGATTCTTGGTTGGCATCACCAACGAACTCAAGCTCCCTAGACGCTCTTAAATTTTGACTCATATTTTTCTCCTCATAAACCATTTATTTTAAGTCGCTTCGGAGTAGTGAGTTTCCCCTACGACTATATTATGCCACTCGTATAGGGCGCTGTGCCCTTAACAAGATGGCGTTTGCTCGGGTATCCCCCATCACCTTTCATCTTGACCATGATGTGGGAGGGGGGAAGCCTCCGCATTGCAGTATCGCAACACTGTGGGGCTTCCCCGTGCATTATCAGCACTTCCCTTGTCCGACCACATATATTACAATGATAGTCGAACAGGGGCATTAAGCCTTCCTCGTGAAGAACGGTACACCAAAGGTGTCCCGAAGCTCCGCCACGCCATACAGAACCTTGACCTGATAGACGATTTGATGCTCCCAAGGCATAGGAATGCGTTGAGAATAAGGGTCTTTCTGAAGGATTACCCCTATAGCGTCCTTCTGCATCAACACGCCGTAATGTCCAGTAGTGGCTGCGGTGAGGTTGTTGGTGACAAGCACCTTGGTGTTATACAGAGCACCAAACTGTCCCGTTGAAATAGGCGCTCCACGAACATAGTCATTCCGAACAAACTTATCAATCTTGAGTAAGTCTGCTTTGGTTGACGGGTCTACGATTAGCGAACGGTCTTCCTGTGGGACATCCGCCTCATCCAATGTTTCCATCAGATAAATAAAGATGTCATCCGTAAAGGTTTGTCCGTCCGCTCCGTAAGCACTCGTGGTATATCCACCGAGAGTTGAGAATAGCGCACCCAGAGCAGTATCAACCTGCTTGGCGATAGCGTAACCACAAGACTGTGCAGCCTTCGCCAAATAATCGGCATGGTCTTGCACGGACTGCATCTCGCTTTCCTCCACACGTACACCGTACCATTGGTCAACGGTAATACTGGCGGGAGTTCCAACGCAATCTTCTGCGGTTAGCTCAGTACCAGCGGTAACTGCACCTGCGCTTGGCTCTGACAATACGGGAATACTTACTTTATAGCCGACTTTCAAATCTGAGCGATAGCTAGTGTTACTAGCACCAGCCACGACTAGAGCAGACTTAGTGTGGATTATTACATCCTTACTAAATGCTTCTCCAATCCAATCGCCAGTCTTCATTTCGGCTAAGGTTGGGTCATTAGCCATTGAAATTGTCTCCTCTTAATATTTTACTTGACTAAACCCGCTGCTATGGCTGCGTCAATGGCAGGCTTTTGCTCAAGATAGTCCTCATCGGACATATTCCTTATCCCCTCACGGGTGTAGGTCTTGCCACCAGCGGTAGGTGCATTAACACCACCACCAGTAAGTCCTGCTAATTTCAACGCTGCCTGTACTGCTTCGGCGGTTTCTGTTCTTCTTGTAGCTTCACTCCTAGCATCTATTGAACCCTTGAGATGAGTAAAAGCCTCTTGGGGAGTCCTGCCATCGGATAGGGCTTCCTTGACTTCTGCACTTTCAAGGTTCAAGCCTTGACTAATCATGTAGCCGAAAAACATTTGAGCGTCTGGGTCTGAGTTTACTTGCGATTGACTAGCCTGCCTCGCAGCTTTGAGCTTCTCCGAGTAGGAGGTTTTGGGTGTTTCATTAAGTTCCCCGACTCCGCCTTGATTTATGGTGTCCATCGCTTCAGCCAGTAAGTCCTGCGTTGAAGTAACCTCTTGTCGTAGGTCTACCAAGTCTTGCTTGGTCACACCCTGACTCTTGAGGACTCCTTGCAGTCTCTTAAGCTCCTGTTGGCTCTTGGTGTCTTTTTCCGTTAGAGCCAGTACCGCCTGCTTTAATTCTTCAGCAGTGGGTTCTTGTGGTTCTGCATTAGGGTCTTGCACCGCAGCATTCTCCACGGTAGGAGAGCCTTGCTTTGCATTATCTGTTGCTTTTTCCATATTTATACCTCCCTGTTCGAGCTTCCTTTACGGGGCTATCGAACACTTGGTAAATCTCCATCGACTATGGAGATAATAAAACCCGAATCGACCATTCGGGATTTCATCCTTAAAAAATGGGGGTGAAATTCTTATTTAGTCCAATCATACCACCTCACCCCTTAAACCCCTGAGAATCGGCTTAAAACCGCATCAGGGGCGATTCTGGGGGACATTGCCCCTAAGAATTTAGGCTATTGAAATGAGCCCTTGTACCTGCGGTATTAGCATTTCCTTCAGGCATGTCCTTCCAATTATTGTAACCCCATGCTTGTGCATATATATCCTGTAATTTTCTTATAGCATCATCTTCTGATTTAAGGGTATACTCAGAAAACACCAGCTGTCTTATGTCAGCATTTCTTATAGCCCGCTCTACCATAATCGCATAAGGCGTTGGAACTCCTGTCAGTTGTCCTCCAGCCTTGCTAAAGTGTTCTATCATACTGGCAAGATAATCTAAATCAATTTCCTCAGTTGGGTCTTGCCCAGCCTTTATTATATTTACTAATCCTGTTACCCCACGTTGTAATTCATCAATACTTGAAACTACAGGACTAGGGGAATAGTCAAACGGTTCATCACTTAACCAACCGTATAAATATTGGATAAGTTGTCCTGCGATTAGAATGAAGTTCATCGGGCCTAAGAGCCCTGCCCTGAGTTGATGCTTTTCCTTAAACTGAAAGCCATCAACCATATATTGAAACAGCATAGGCAAAACCGCCCAAGCCAAGAAGATATTATATGCGTGTTTGGGTCTACTCCCTCTCCCATACTGAAAGTTACGCATATTGTCAGCGACAATCCTGAAGTATTTATTGGGCTGGCTTTGGAACATAGTCAATAAGCGAACCCACGAACCCTCCCTTCTTAAACCAGCCATGTCCTCTAATCCAAATGAGGGCTGTGTTCTCTTGGTAGCCATCTCGGCAAAGAGTATCGCCTGATTTTCTGATTTGCCTGCTTTTATAGCTGATAGATATGCTGCCCAACTACCCTGAGTAACTGCGAGCTTGTCTCCCAACCGAATTAGAATCATGGGATAATCCTGCCAGTTATTTTTATTTGATAGTTGCTTGGCATACCCCTTTTTCATGGCAAACCGAATATCCCTTTCATGCCCTAGCGTGAACCGTGCCTTAAGATATGCTGATTTACTTGTTAATTTCCTCGTGTGCGCCAATGGGTCTTTCCAGAAATCAGCTATCCCTTCAAAATAATCACGTATGGGCATTTCCGTAGAGTACGCAAATACAGAGGGTATCTGTCTCAATCCAATAGCTGGTTTTGCTAGAACCGACCTAGTAAAAGCACGTATTAGGTAATCAACCTGTCTATTTAATCTTACCCTTTCAATCCCTCCCCGTGCCATATCATTTATATTTTTATCTATATGTTTTAAGATGTCTCTGCCATGATATTGCCTAATTGCAGCCCTTATTTCCTTGTTCATAAACACCCTGCGTAAATCACGTATAGTAGAAGCCCATGCCTTGAAGTGTTCCATTTCTTCAATATGCTTCAGGAGAACTGCATCGGCATCAGTGAATTTTAATGGTGCTGAACTCCTTACCCTCGCCTTCAAACTCGGATTATTAACACTAGCATACCTAAACATATCTCGGGCTACCAATAGGCTTTCTTTTGTTGTGCTGTCAACATCCCTGTTTATCGGTGTATAGTTAGAGTTATAGCCTAAATCCACACCATACACACTACGGAAAACTCCATTGATAGTATCATAATACTCGCCTGCTAAGAATCCCAACTGCCACTCTGCCCTTGCCACCTCTGCATCTGTGAGAGAATCCTTAACAGCAGTTATCATCTCATCAGTCCACTTCATATTCTCCGTAAAGGTTTTCTCAAGTGTAGGGTCTTGTAGTTCCATGTATTTCTGTATGAGTTGCTGCTTGGTAAGAGATAACGTTACCTCCTCACCCGCTGCATTCTTAAAAGTTCCCACATTGACTTTCTCGCTACCCTGATTATTAAGTATCGGATTCAATTCCTTGGTCTTTGATACTCCATAAATCTCACGGTATTTAGTTATTATTTTATCAAGTATTTCCTGCCTGCCTAAAGCATCTAGCCCACTAGCAATATGCACACTACTGCCGAAGACACTTAATGCACTCTGGTATTGTTCAGAACCCTTGTCATATTTGCTTAATTTATCTAAGTAATTATCCCAAGCGTATTGCCAATTCCAAACCTTGCCTAATTTTTCCTGTGGTTCAAGTTCACTGCTGGGGATAGACCCTACGCCAACCTTCGCCCCCTTTCCACCTGTTATAACATCTCTAAGAATAGGTATAAGTTCATCTATTTCTTTCCTGCTGGCTTCTCTTACTGTTTTACCAGTCTCTTTCAGTGTCTTGATATACCGAAGCGTATTGACCATCTCATCAGACGACATCCCCTTTAGCCCTGACACATTTAGCAATTCATTAGAAGACAGCATGGCATCATAGTCTAATTCGCCTTCTTCATAAGCCCTGATATTCTCCAATATCTTTTCTTGGACAACAGCCCTGTCTGTATTTGTATTTGCCCTTATGGCATCTAGTTGTTTCTGAACATCAGCAGTACCAGCACCATATTTGCCCCTCACAACACCACGCACTTTCTTGGGGGCAGTCTGCTTCAACTCTTTAATTATCTGTGCTCTAAGCGTCTTTTGTGCAGCCCGTTCTGCATATTTGTCTGCTAACACCATGGCTTTCTTTAGCCCTGCCTCGGTCTTAACATTCTTAACAGAGGCAAGCATTTTACCCCTAGCTTCTAATGGCAGGTGTTTATTAACATAAGCAACTAATTCCTTCTTGGCAGCATCATATTTTATCTTCTGGCTGGCATATTGTGATTGTAGGTTACGAATAGCCCTTACAGGCTCTAAGCCAGTAACTTCAACTGTGCCTTCAAAGGCTTCCCCTGTTACTGTCCCACCTTCGGCTAGGGCAGTGGTTTCAGTTTCGGGTATTATCTTACCCTTTGTGGGTATTGCAGTAATTTTTACTGTGGTTGCAGTAGGTTTTACTGCTTCTACCTGAGTGGTGGTTTTAGCCTCCCCTTGTAGCCTGTCATAAATCCTAATGGCATCAGGTGACATCTCCTCTCTAGGTGGAAAGGCAATATTGTTCTCTTTGATGTATTTTCCAACATCTATTAATGCTTTGACTGCACCCTTTTCTCTAGCAACAATATTTCCTAGCGTTAGTTGCCCCTCTCTCAAGTAGGATTCACCAACAATTAATGGTTTGCCCTGTGCATCTGTCCGCACAAAAGCCTCACCCTCTGGTATTCCAATGGTGTGAAGATGATTTGGCAAAACTTCAGGAACTTGTTGTAATAGTACCTCTCCCTGTGCTAAGAGTTGCTGCTGAACTTCTAGGGGCATTGGAATGCCTGGGGCAAGCCCAGTAGCACCAGCGGTAACGCCTGTGATAGGCGGAACTGTTGGAGGAGTTCCAGTAACTTGTGTCGCTAGTGCTCCACCAGCTTGAGCGGGCGGAGTTGTAGGTGTAACTGGTGTGGTAGTTGCTGGCTGTGCCCCAGATGTGAGCAAGCCTGCTATTCTGTTAATATCAGGGTGTTCTCCCTTTAATCTCCAATTCAAAAGGGTTTGCAACCCTAGATGGATATTCTTACTACCTAATTGGGCTTCCTGCAATGCCTGTCTTAGGGCAGCAATGTCTTGTGCCTTTCGCAAAGCCATCTGGGTTTGCCCTGTGCTCTGAAGATGCGCCAATGCTGCTTCGGCATTTGTAATCTGCTCACCTATCTTTATAGCTTGTTGCTCATATAGGTATGCCCTGCCAAGTTCCCCAGTGATGGCATTAAAACTTCCAAGAGCCTGCTTACCCCCAACTTCACCAAGTCTCCCTGCCAAATACGCATCATAAATCTCCTGATAACCACTTGTTTGCTGAAATGCTTTCCATATCTTTAGTTCTGCGATTGTTAGGTAGCGTGGTTTAGGAGCGTCATATACAGGTATTGGTTGTCCTGTCTTTGGGTCGAATAGAATTGTTTGTAATTTACCCTTATCTCCAGGCACTACTATCTGTCCTGGCTTCGGTAGCCCTGTTATTCGACTTGGCAGCACTCTGGGTATCTCTGCCCCTAACCGAAACTCCCCTACCCGTTGCGGTACTGGTAATGGTGATAGTAATTGTTTTAGTGGCGTGTTTATGATTTGGTATAAAGCTGTAACTCCTGCTTGAACCATATAGGCTACAGTCCCCACTAAACCCATAACCCCTAATATTTCAACGATTGCAGGAGCAACTGCCCCTGTTTCTGAGTCTATCCTTTTCTTGGTGAGGAAATTTATTATTGTGCCCACTACTGGAACATCTAATTCCTTGTAACCCATAGCATATTGAGGGTCAGCCTCGTATGCTGCCGTCCTAAAATGGCTGACTAGATATTGAATAGTTGCATCATCAAACTCATTCGTCTCTAGATTTACGCCACCAATCTTCTTCCCACCAGCATAAACAACAATGCCACCATCAGAGTTATAGCCAAAGGTTAAATTAACCCCCGAGTCTAGTGTGCGTTGTGATGAAGTTCCTATTGTTGCAACTTGCGTTTCAGGATTATATTTATACCAGCGTGGAGTAGCCTCTCGCCCTGCATCAATATCTCTTTGGTTTATATCTGTGAGTATTTGCCGTGCTTGTTCTTCGCTTGTTACATTGTAAGTGTAGGTTTCTGAGCCGCCCCCTGTTGTAATCCCTAAATCGTGTGGATATATAGTGAATGTTTCTGGCTTCGGCATAGCCTCAAGCCCTTCTAGGAAACCCCCCATACTGGAAGGGTCATATTGATATTCAGTATGACCAGCTTCCTCTGCTTCTTGAATTGAGCCCATAGGAGCAGATGGCTTCCGTCCTAATAGTTTGTCAATCCCTCCTATGAGTTCTTGCCCTGCGGTAAGGTCGCCTCGATACTCGGGGATTGGTTCTTTTTTCATAAAGTCTCCAGTCTGGGGATGTATCCACCCTACTGTTTGATTGTTGCTCACAACAGAATAATCAGGCATAAGTGTAAACCCACCACCCATATCTGCACCCTGTTCAGAAATAACCGCACCTGGATACCATTTAGAAAAATCCTTTATTTCAGGCGATTCCATGTAACCACCTTCAACAAGTTTGTCAACAGAATACTGATTAGAGAAACTGCGTGGGTCAGTCAGAGAATATCTGCCTTCAGGATACAGAGCCTTCACCTTAGCCTGATAGTTTTGTTGTATCAAGTCCTGTTGGGCTTGGTATGTGAGCTTGTTCCAGTTGGGTGTCGAGAGCTTTACGTCATGCTCGGCTGCTTTCCTGAGTTCTTTTTCTTCACTTTCCCTTCGTGCTGTTGCAGTCTCAGTTAGGGCATTACTAAAGATAGAACTCGCATACCCGCCCTGCATTTCTTGTGTAATAGTATACTCGTTTATGGGAATCTGGTCAGAAAAGCCATACTCTAAGAGTTTCTGGTTTGCTGCCTTTATCCTTTCCCTCGCAAGGTCAGCCCTCTTGTTCATCATTATGCAATGAGTCCGCTTTCCTGCTGCCTGCCTTGCTAATGCCTCGTTCTTCTGGTTGAAGGATGTCATCTCCTGTACTTTCTTGGTATAGCTATCAATAGCACGGTCAGCCTGTGCCTTTACAGAATTAGCAAAGCTACTGGCTATATCAGTGGTTTTCCACCATTCCATGCTATTTCTTCCCCTTTTGGTGAGAAGGCTTCCAACCAGTTTTCCTTAAAGCGCCATAGACATATTTATCTTGGCGTTCTTTATTGCTTGGAAACTTTTTCCTTGCCTCTGTCTTCAGTTTTCTTTCAAGTTCTTTGGGCATAACACTCCTACTGAGAAGCAATCCTCTTTTGTACTCCAAGTTTTTGAGAAGATGGGAACATAGATTGAGATTGCTTTGAATATTCCGCCCACTGTGAACCTTGGCTTGCAGCCATGCTTTTAATCAGGTCTACAAACGAGTTTCTCCTTGACGAAACGCTTCCAAAGTTACGACCAGAGGGTTGTCCAGCCCTAGCCCATCCTAGATAACCAGACATGAACTGCTGTTGCTCGGCAGTAAGTTCCTCCTGCGCTCCTAGTGGGCTTAACTGTCCTCCTCCCCCAGATACTCCCTTTCCTCGGGGCTGCCTTGGTTCATTAAAAGCATGTCTTCCAAAATCTAATCCCTCTGCTTGTCCGTATGCTGTTCCCTCTTGGATATATGGCTTCATCCATTCAGGAAGCATATCTCCAATATCCTTATAGGCACTGTCTGGTGTTCTACCCCTGCTGGAATACATAGCCCTTATGGCAGTGATTCTATTATCTATCATCATGCGAAGGAAATCATTTTGGATTCCAGTGAGACCTGCTCTTAATTCACGCAAGGCTGCTATCTCTATCGCTTCAGGAGAATTTGGAGGGCAGGTAAATTGAGCCTTACCCTCACGACTAATACCAATCATTTCTTGGGTGGGTATTCTTACGTTTCCATGTCCCGCCCCTTGTAATCCCCAATACGGGTCTACTGGAGTATAGGATGATTGTGGAGTTCCTCTATCAGTCCACGGCATTTTATAATCCCTCCTTTGGGTTCATCTCCTCGTCAACAGCTTTCATTATTTTTCTCTCTGCTGATGTTGCTTTTCGTTTGCCATAAGGTATTGTTCCCCCTATTTCCCCAAACCTTTTGTCAACATTGACCATCAGTTTTTGCGCTCTTAGCATGGCTTCTGTCAATACGTTTCCCATTATCCCCCCATTTGCACTCTAGGGCTTGGATTAGTGCCTATTCCAGCACTTCTGCCCCTTTGCTGCACAGCATCAGTGGCTACCCCCATGCCTTCGCCTGCTTGGTTTGGGGGAGTAGCTCCTACCCCTAGATAGGGTTGTTTCCCTAATGCTGCTGTCTGAGCATCTATTTCCTTTACGGCTTGAGCAGCCTTTTCCATCCCAAACATCTCCAAGGCATCTCGCCCCAAAGCTCCGCCAACTAGCGGGTCTTCCATTACCTTCTCGGCAAGTTGCTGAGTTTGTTCCTCCAGTCTTTCTTGTTGTGACATGTCGAAGTATTCTTTTTGCATTTTGTCCTTGCTGATTGCGCCACCCTGCCAAAAAGCTTTCCCGAGAGCCTTGCGTGTATCAGTAGCCTCTGGGGGCTCGGCAAGTAGTTTCACTTCACAGTCATAATAACCCTTAATGTCACTGACCTTGAGAACTTGGTATACCTTGGCAGCATCAGAGGAAAGGTTCTTTATCATTACGTCATGCTTGTAGACCTTCTCGATAATCCGTAAACCCATTCCGAGTAAGGCAGCCAGCGCCTCTTGTAAACTCATAAAGGCATCCTTGTACTGTGATAGAGCCGAAGCCATCAGGCTTTCTTGGTGTGCTCCTCCATATACTCCTGTAGGTCTTATCCCGCTAAGAGTAGCGGGTGGAGCAGCCAGTTGTGATAACATCCCGTACTCTGCAAATAACCCTTCAGGTGGCTTCTCTCCCTCTAGAATGTCAATCTCCATCTGGTCAGGAATCTCGAACAGAAGCTCATCTGGGTCAGTTGGCACACCATGAGGATAATGCTTCTTAATAACCTCTGGGTTACCCCTGAATTTGTACCTTAGAAACGCATAACGGGCGTTAATGGCATCAATGAAGGAAAGTATCCTTGCCTCCATCTTGAACATATCCTGCTTGCCGTGTATCAGTGGCCTGTATTCATATTCAGGCTTTCCGTCATAACCAGTTTGTCCTGCCATCGCACTGAAGTGCACATACGGGACAAATCCCAAAAGGTTTACCTGTACCCCTTGAGGGAGCACGGCAACATCATCAAGGATAAAGCATCTCCATTCAGGGGAATAATAACTTATCCACGTAATCTTTGCATTTGGCTTCCTATCCTTGAGGTCAAACCGCCAGCCGTTTCTCTTGCATAAGGCTTCAGCATCAGAAACAGTAATCTCAAAGCACTCTATTACCTCTAGGGGCATAAGTCCATCGTGAGCAGTAGAGCAAAAGACATTGATGGGGTCTGGGATAGTCATATAAAGAGGGAAGTGGTATAAACGCTTCTCTCTATATTCTACCAGTTCCGCAGCGCTTAACTCGGCAAGGGGTGTACCATTATAGTCACCAAAGTAAGTGTCATCCATGTTGAGTTTAATGAATCCCTCACCACGAAGCAGAACTTTCTTTGCAACATCCTTGATTTGCTTACGACTCAGTTTTAGGAAAAAGCTCCCCCAATTTTCTATTGATGCAGCTTGCCTACGAGCCTCGTCAGAATTTCTACGAGCATACACTGTCACCTTGGGATTATCAAGCGTGTAGTGCCTTACGCCAGCGTCAATCCAATCCCTAGCTGTTGAAGGCTTGCGGGTAGGATACCGCTTGGGTACACCAGCACTGAATGTCAGTTCGTAAAATTCATCTATATCCTTTTGATTTTGGTGGTGCGTACCATAAAAGGACTCCCAAGCCGAGAGCTTGTCCTTTATGTCTGCTACCGTTGGGGGCTTTAGTTCCTTCATAGTGTCTATCTCCCTCTAAAAGTCTGGGTTGCAGGCTGTCCTATGAACCTTATGCTGGGTATCCTGTCTCCCTTTACTGTATATAAAAACTTGTTTGCCAGAAGGTATATTACTGCCTTGCATCCATGGTCGTTCTTGCGGAGAGCCACGCCTGTATTTTTATCTCTCATCCATATACCACCACCTTCTTCTAGCGGTGGTCGCCCCCCACCCATCTCTGAGATAACCCCCCTGCATTTAGGGTCAAACACAAAGCCTGCCTGTAAGGTAATAGGATGCTGTTTTAGCTGAGTGCGGAACAGGTCTATCCCATCTTCTACATTCACCTTCTTGTAGACCAAGGCAACGTGTCCCTTGCTCCCCCAAACTTCTACAGGGGAGGTCATGCCTTGATGTTGTGTGCCAGCTATATCGATAGCGCCACCTATGACATTATCCCACCAAGGTTTCTTCTGACATATAGTGATAACATCCTCGGTAACATAGCCTGTCAGATAAACCTCATCTATACACCGAAACTGTCCATTTACCTCTTGTACGGCTTCGACAGCATAAGCTCCCTTGAAACCTACATCTATGCCAATCTCCACAGGTAAGTCCTTATTAAAGGGACATAGCTGTACATGTATAGGATTAGCAAATTCAGTGATTACCCTTCCTGTCTTAGGAGCGGGTACTCCAGCAAACCTCTCCATGAATCTCTCATGGGTCATGCCAGCTTTCAGCTTTAGTATCTCTGGGTCGGTCTCTCCCTCTGGGTACACATATTTATTAGACCACGATGGGATAGAGAACGATTTAAGCTCAAGATTATTATGAGACTGCCCAACTTGATACAATTCAGAATACCAACTTGT